CTCCTAGTTTGCCGAACGTAATCTCTAGGCCGTCGACTATACTCGTTTACGTTCTGATTTAATGTATAGTAATTAGAATATATATGAAATTTTTAAAGAGTGCAAGAGATCCCTAGGAAAATGAAATCTTCCAAAGTGACCTTATTTATTATGTGGCCACTGATATTTGTGCTGCAGATTCGTGAATAGCATTTTCTCTATCTGCAATTTTACGTTCCTCTAGTTTGATCTCAGTAATAATCTTTTTAATTGCATTATCAATTTCGACCATATTCAGAGTATATTTACCACTTTGTTCATACTCCAACTGCCACTTCAGTTCCAAGGACCGTTTTTCTTTGTACAGGTCTTGTACCATCGACAACCTCCTCATAGGTTATACGTTTACATCGGTGATCCATACTTTTTTCCCCGAGATATTCCCACTTTACACCTTTTTGTCCTAGTTTGTCAAGGACTGCTTCTTCAATAGAATCAGCATTATCTTTCGCTAAAACTTCAAATTTAGCGTGATAATCATAAGCCCATATTTGTACTAGGAATTTCTTCATTTCTACACCTTATTTTGAGATTGAGGCGGAACTGTGTCCGCCTCAAAATATTTACTTTATTATATTGCTGATCCGAAAATACCTCTAGGGTCAGAGAATCCGAAAACGTATCTCTCTCTAGCTTTGTATCTTACATTACCAGTATCGAAGTCACCTTCCATTGAAGTTTTCAATGGTGCTCTCATAAAGTGTTTTAAGCCATTAGGTACATCAGTTTTAACGAACCATTTCGCTGTGTCAGTTAAGTAGTGATTAACTACATAACCTTCAGGAACCGCACCCATATTATTGATTGCGTTGATGTCGTTATCTGCTGTGCCCGTTCTGCCTTTAGACTTCATAAGTCTCTCAGCTGTGAATTGAAGAGCAGAAGGAATAATTAATTTCATTCCTCTAGCTGCAACTTTCAATCCTCTTTCATCTGTGAACGCTGCAATGTCAATCAATGCTTGTTCTAAAGATGTTTCATTTAAATCAGCTGCTGTAGCCAATTCATTTGAAAAAGTACCCGCTAGTGTTGGGTGGTCAGTAGCGCAAAGCTCTTTACCATCTCCACCAGCATAGGCTGCTGTGAACGCGTTATTTAAAACCGCCGCGCCTTTAACTTGTTTAGTGTTTGCCATAGATCTAGCCAAAGCTTTTGTGTATCTGCTAGCAAGTCTATCATACAAGTTGTCCTCGATCGCTTCTTCAGTGATCGCGAACGCAAGTGCGATTGTTTCGTTTGTATAACGTGCAGTGAAAGTCTCTTGCGCACTGTCGAAAGTTACGCCTTGACCTTCAGGTTTAACAGCTGCATTAGCAAAACCAGATAACATTACTTCTTCTTCAAAAGCTCTGTCACTGTTTTCTGTTTCAAAAATTTCAGCTGCTTCGTTTACATATTGTTTATACTCAAGTCCAAATAGTGCATTTAGACCTGGCTCTAGTTCTTTAACTAGTTGTGCTCTTGATATTGCCATAGTTTATACTCCTATCCTTCCTTAGTATTTAACAGACATAATAGAGCCTGGTGCGAATCTAACGATAACGTTAGAGTTCACGGCTGTATTGTCCGAGTTTAAAGGGTCGTTAGCGACTCTCACAATGTCGAACGCGTATTGTCCCGCGCCAGCTGCCGCCGAAGCGCCAGTAGCTAATTTAACTGTAGATTGACCATTTGAGTACGAAGTACCTAAATCTGCCACATTGTAAGTTAAATCTGGAACCATAATTGAAACAGCAGTTGCTGCTGCTGCTTTCACTACGTATTCTTGCATTGGATTATCATTAACGAAACCTATACCATCTGATGAACCAGTATTGTAGTCAGTACCGAATGCTTGTCCAGACGCAACTGTATTCGACCAAGTTGGTTTGCTTGTAGTACTATCTATATAGAAAGCACCATTAAACACTCCAGTCATTGGAAGAATGTTAGCTGTGTTGTTCGCCCATCCTGCACCACCTGTTATACCGTCGTCCATCGTGGCATTAGCTGCATCCTGTAAGTATCCTACACTGCCCGCACCTTGTTTAGAACAAGGATTGTTTTGGTATAGACCTTTTCCAGGAGCTGACTCAATTGGGTACTCAGATAAACCTTGAGTAGCTGGTGAGCTACCTAAAGTGTAAACTGATCTAAGCCCAAATCCGCCTGTTTCATTTGCCATAGTTGGTCTCCTTTACGTTTATCCTCCTAAGTGAGAATAAACTGGTTGATTTAATTCGCTGGTTTAGGAATTACTAAATAATTAGCTTTTCTTTGTACCACCGAAGGTTACACGAGTCTGTCGATCTTGATTAATCGGCATACTTGGATGTTGTTCCTTCATAAGATCGTTGTTTATAGCTTCTTCTTTGGCTTCGTTCTGTTTATTAAAATAATCTTCACGAGCCTTCGCGATCTCTTCTGGTATCCTTGCCAACACAAGGCCTCCCACTCCGATCATTCCTGCGTATTTCCCTTCGTTTAGGACTGGATATTTAGAATCAGGATATTCATCGCCTCTTACGAGTTCCCAGCCAGATCGCTGCATCGCAGCCATATTACTGGTATCTTGAAATCCCATTGACTCTGCTCTTATCCATCTGTGCCTAAAACCTTCTGGCGCAGGGGGTGCATCGAGTGATGAGGGTGGAGTCCATACAACTTTTCGAGCTTCTTGCTCTCTAGTCTGACTCGCACGTGAAGTTTTTACCTTTTCATTTTCCATATGCTTATACTCCTTCCGTGATTTTTAATTGTTTTGCATAATCTTCAAGTGGCACACCTAATCTTTTAGCAATTGCTACCTGTGAAGGTGTGAGTTTGACAGTTTTTCTGCGTCCTGTATTAGCTGAACGTTTCGCTGAAGCTACAGTCTGGGCAGGTTTTGCCTTTTCTGTAGTATTTGATTCCATCTTATCAAATTTATGGGGGAATTCAAGTCTTATTCTTTTATCCACTTCCGCATAGTATTCGTCCGATTTAGGATCAAAACCTTCTTCTTCTACTAACTTCTTATGTATATCAAAAGCCGTATAAGTCATTGCAGAATTGTTACCGAACCACGTATTTTTAGCTGCCCAGTCCTCTGCTCGAGGGTCTGGAGTAACATTAGCTCTCTGTTGTTGAGGCGTAATATTAACTTCTTTCTTAGGTTTAGCTTCATTTGCAATTTTCATCGCATTCAGTCTTGCTGAGTCCATAGTCAAATTTGCAATTTGTTCTTGGGCCGCAATCTGTCCATCAACGTTTTGAGATTCAATAGCAGTTTTAAGAGCTTGTTTGGCTGCTGCCATACTATTCTTAACTCTACCTTCAAATTCAGAAACGTAAGATTTATCCAATTTAGAAAATCTATTTTCTAGATCTTCTTTATCTTTTTTTGCCGCTTGTGCGAAAGCAACAGCTTCTTCACGTTGACGCTCTGCTTCTCGCATTTTTCGAGTTAATTTAGAAATACGCTTTTGAACACCTTTGCTGTATTCTTCTAACTCATCGGGTTTCTTCTCTTCCTTTTTATCTTCCTTCTCATCAACTTTCTTTTCCGGAGCAGATTCCACCTGTTCCACTTCGATTTTTTCTTCTTTCGGTGCTTCAGTTTTTTCTGGTTCGCCCTTTTCATCTAATTTAATTTCAGCGCCTTCTTCTTCGCCTACATCAATCAGATTTTCTTTTTGTGCTTCTTCAGCTGGCATAGTTTTCTCCTATTCTATGTTATGTGATGTAGAACTGATTCGGGATTTTTAATCGTCCCCAGTACTTCATCATCGTTTAGTATTCGCACTTCTCCACCTTCTATTGGTAATCGTGAACCCGCATAACGAGCAAAGATCACCCAATCTCCTTTTTTACACCACGGTTCTTTAAATTTTTCTTTATCTACATAAGCTAAAGGACCCATTTTTAAAACGTAACCACACGTGGTTGCAATTCTTGCTTTATCTAAAGTCTCTTGTGAATAAATAAGTCCACCTTTACTTTTACTAGGTGGGGTAAAGGGTAAAACTAAAAGTCTCCAACCAGATGGGTTGGGTAATTCTTCAATGGTTTCAGTTCCGATGTTATCGGGACTTAACGGTTCTTTTTCAGGTAATTCTTTAGGTTGATTTTTATATTTTTCTTCGAGGGCGTTTTTATGTTTTGGGACCTCGGTTTTTGATATCGACGATGTTTCCGCCTGTGTCATTTTGCTCCTTCTGTTTAAGCAGGTTAGAGATTTCCTGTAACGTTAATTGTATGGCGTGAGCCTGTCCTAATAGATACTTATATTTTTCGTGATTGTCAACCCCTGTACCACTCATCATTGAGTCACCAATCGTTTGAAGATTTTCTTTAAGTCTTCTTTGTACCTTATTGATTAAAACGAGTTCATCCATTTATATTAATCGGACGTTTTTATGTATACCTGCGTCCAATCCTCTTACTACACCGCCTTTTTTGTATCCTACTATTCCACCTTTTTTTAAAGGTGCATCCATTCCACCACCTGTCATTTTTCTAAGTATCTGAGAAATACCATCTATACCTTCATCTAAAGCTGAATTTAATTCAACAACTTCTTCCACTACTAAATCTTTTTTATTTTTAAGGGTTACACCTATATCTGCTAATTGTTTTTGCAGTATTTGAAATGCTTCATCACTACCTCGTTTAGCTTGTGCTAAGATAGTTCCTAATTGTTTATAAGCAGATCCTGTACCAGGACCTCCACCAATACTTCTAAATAGAAGTTTAATTCCTTCTCGAACAGCAGTCTGCATTATCTTTTAGCGATTCCGCCGCCTCTTTTAGCTATCCCCATAGACTTAACTTTTCCACCGTGTTTCAAAGCAACGCCTTTTCCTCTTTTAGCAATTCCTCCACCTCTACGTTTAAGCTCACCAACGATTCTTCTTTTTTCGTCACGAAGATTTCTTGCACCTCTTCCTGTGTGTGCTCTTTCAGCGTCAACTCTGCCAAGTTCTTCAAGTCTATTCATTCTTCTTGTATTTGCCATTTTTTATCCTTTTCTTTTTTTAGCCATTTTTTTAAAAGTTTTAGCTAAATTATATCTTTTGGATCCTGGAGGACAAGACTTGCTACCGAATTTTTTTCCAGTACAAGGTTTATCCTTACGCATATTTTTGGTAGCTTTTTGGATCCATCTACCATCTTTAGCTCCCACACGTCCACCTTTCGCATAAGAATGATCATAACGGTCTTCACGACTCGCCATAATTTGCGATTTATTCATTGCAGTAGAATTATAAAAAGTAGGCATTATCTATTGATCTTACCAGATTTTTTAGCTGCACTTCCCCATTTTCCATAAGACTCATCTCGACTAGCTTTTAACTGCGCTGCAGTTCTAGGCTTTCTGATTCTCATAGCAATGGATTCATCTTTACGATCTATGTATCCCTGCTTTTTAGCAGAACCCCCATCCGCTTTTTTAGCGTATGGAAATCTTACATTTGATCTTACTCCGTTTTGTCTCATATTTTTTCCTTTAAGTATAATACTTAGTTTTTTTTCGTCTGTCACTCATTACTTTACCACATCCCCTTGCAATTGCAACACGAACGGGTCCACCTTTTTTATATTCTTTTTCCCATCGTTGTGCAATGTCCGGATGGTTCGCGTGTAAGTATTTTCTTTGCTTTTCTGATTTGAAAGGCATTACTTCTTACCATTCCTGAAGATCTGAGTTCCTTTTATACCAAAAACGCTCGCCACGACGAGAATCCATAAATTTGTGAACCATTTTGGAAGGTTAGAAAAATACTCGAAAAAGATCTCTATCTTCCTCATCGCCTCCGGATCCTCTGTCCAGACCGACCAAGCGAGCACAATTATGGGGAGCGTAAGTATCGCCAAAACGATCTCGTCCTTGTAGTCTGCTTGACGGGCTTCTAAAAGTTTGCCCTGGTAAGATTCCTCACCTCGGGCCATTTTTTCTGCGTGCATCAATTGTGCATCAGACATAGCCATTTTGGTCTTTTGACGGTTGGAATAAATTTTACTTCCAGCCTGCAAAGCAATTTTTGCTAAACTGAACCAAGCCATACTAGTACCACTTAGCTTTAACTGGTTTTTTATCAGCTCTCATACGCTTTGTGCCACGTACAATCACAGTTTGAGTTTCAGTAGGATTTGGAGCTTCCATTTTTACTCCCCCTGTTTGATAACCGTCTTTACCTACACCTAATTCTTTCGTAATTTTAGGTGCATCGACATATCCTGATCCTCTTTGCCAATCTTTACTCATATTATCTCCTTATAGGTTAGTTATACTTACTTTTTTGGGAAATTTCTACCAAAATCGTGTTTTTTACTCTTATCAGCCATTTCTTGTTTAGCTAAAGAGACATCGGCACGTAAATAAGCTAATTCTTCGTTCTGTTCTAGCTTTTCATCGTGTTGTTGGTCATTCATCATCGCTTTCATCGTATCTAAATTGATTCTTTCGTCATCATATTCTTTTTTACGCTCATTATCCATCGCTCTTAAGTCTAATTCTCTTGATTTAAGTTTCATTAATGGATCTCCACCAAAACTACCTGTAATTTTGTTTTCTTCTTTGGCATAATCAGCTGTCATTTCAGCAATGAGCACTGCTTTTCTTGCTTCAATCTGATTTGTGATCGTTTGAATACGTTGTGCGCCTGGATGTTGTTGTGCCATTTGTGGATTTTGTTGCATCATCGGTCCAATTTGTTGTTGAAGTTGTTGTAATTCTCTTAATTCTTCAATGAACTCTAATTGAACTTGTTCTTGTGCCATAAAAGAAATGTGTTCTAAAATATTTTTTTGAATAGCTGCCATTACTACTGGATTATTTTGTACCATATTTAAACTCATAAAGTGTAAATGTGCATCAATGTGTGCTTTATGGTCTTGACCTGGAAAAGCTTGAAAAGGTTTATTAGACATTGCTACAATATGTTCTAATGCTGGGTCCATTGGGATGGGTTTTGCTGGTGGTGGTAAAATCGCATTAATGTTTTTTACTCCAACCGCTTCATACATCGAACGATACGCTTGATATAAGTTATGAATTTGTGGATTCGAAGATGCAAGTTGTAATTGCATCTGTGCCATAGAAATTCTTTGTGTTTGAGAAAAGATATTTGGATCCGCTACGGGAATAATATCAATTCTGTCATCAAAATCTGTTTTTTTAATTTCACGTCTAGCGTTTGGTACATCATAAGGATAAACCGGTGGTAAGTAAGTTTTGAAAACTTCTGCTAATAATTTAAATTCTTGTTTTAAGCCAACGTATAATCTTTTGTGAATCGCTGACATAACCCGCGATCCTCGCTCCAATAGCGCCACAGTGGTACCCACGGCTGCTTGTTGGTTCATATCGCCTACTTGATTATCTGCGATAGCCGCGAAGCGTTGACCTGCGCCAACCACAATACCCATCAATTGTAATAAGGTTTGTGATGGCTCCTTATAAGGAAGCTGCATAAACGAATCTCGTATATTGCCTCCCGGAGCGTCGACATCTCTAAACTCACCAGGTTGTAAAGGTTGAGCATCATCTCTAACTCTAATACCTCTCGTCTTAAATCCAGCGGGTAAGTTCGCTAACGTTCCTGCATCTAAAAGTTGTCTTAATGCAGACGTAGCTGTTCTTGATAATCCACCAATCATATGGATTAAACCAAAACCATAAAAACCTAATCCTGGTAAAAATTTAAAGTGAACAAAGTAAGTAATTTTTTTCTTTAATGGATCATTTAATTTAAAGTTTCTTCTAATGGCTAAAATTTTAAAAGTCGATTCATCAATGGTTACAATGTAAGGTAATTTAATTCCTGTTGGTTCTCCATCTTCTTGGCTTTTATCTTCATAGCCTTCTAAATCTAAATTCACGTGACATTCTAATAAAGTATAAATATCATCTTGTTTATCTTTGGTAATACCTTCTAATTCGTGTTCTTTTTTAGTTACTTCATTTTCAGTAATCGGAGGTTTTCCTAATTCAATATCTCTATAAAATCCAGAGACTTGTTGTTTACGTAAATCATTTTCAGATATTTTAACCACGTGTACCACCGAGTCTGCATCTTCTAAAGAAGTTGCAGAATACGGTACAACCAAATCGTCTGAGGGAACGAATTTGGAAACGGCCCTACCTAGAAGATCATCATAGTAGACTTTCTTAAATGTAGAGCCGGCGAGGGGTAAATAGAAAAGCATTTGGTCAAACTCAGGTTCGTATTCCTTCATTTGATCCATTATCTGCCAATTCATAAAATCTTTTACACGATGAGCTTGATCTTGTTTTGCTTCATCGATGTTTCCTAAAATCTGTGCTCTGACTGGACCGTCAGCGGGTAATAATTCTTTATAAGCGGTTGCTTGAAATTGTGTAACGGCTTCTGCTAAAACTGGGTGAGTCACACCGGATGCGCCTCTGAAAGGTTCTGTTCTTCTTTCGTATTTAAAACCGAGTAAATCTAAACCTTCTCTATAACTATCTTCCCAATCTTTTCTTGAATTTTTATAATCTCTATAATCATCAACTAGTTTAGCCCCTAATGGATCTAAAACTTGGTCATCTAAAAATTCTGCTAAGTTTGCATAGTGATCTTCACCACCTTCAGGAACTGCAGCTGAAGGATCAAAGGAAACTTCTGCGCCTCCTTCTTCGGTCATCTCTATTTCAACTGGTTTTCCTTCTGCGTCTACTTCTTTAATATTCTCTTGAATTGCTTCTTCTATCTCTGCTTCGCCTGGAATTTCAACAGTCGTTTTTTGATTGGGTAATGCTTTATCTATCTTATCAGCCATTTTGCCATTCTATATACTATTTTTGATTATTTCAACACCTGATCCTCTTCTACCTTGATTTAGTGATGTTGTCAAACTAGCTAAACCCCCTGTGGCGTAACCTTTATAATCCATAGCATATTCCTCTATTAAATCGTCTTGTTCTTGGCCTCCCTCAAGACCTGTAATTTTTTCTGCTTTTTCTTCCATTGCTCTAACTCTACCATCTAACATTAAAGGCATTGCTAAAGCTTCTCCCACAGAAGCACCTTCATCAATCATATCTTTCATAAAATAAGCAGTGGCACCCACTCCAACAGGACCAGGTATTTTACTTAATACTTTTTTAATTATTCCTGGTTTAACCGTTCCTACTTTAACAGGTTCTGGATGAGTTGCTGCCCACATTTTCAAATTACCTTGTGAAACTACATCATCGGTTGCAGAGTTTACAAAAGCCCCTAACGTAGAATTATATTTAATATCCACTATCGCCTCCTAGTGAACATCGTAGCGAGGCCACCGGTTGCGTATTTATCACCTTCGTCATCAGTCAAATCACTCCAACTCATTCGACTTGCGGGTCCTCCTGGATCAACATTTCCACCTGCTCCACTAAATTCATCATAATCACCGGTGCTTTGAAAAGCCTTAGCAGCGGCTGCAATTTGTCTAGCTGTTTCTTGTCGTTGTTGTTCTGCTGCAGCTTGTTCTAATTTAATTCTATCTTGTCTTTCTTGCCACGCTCCCTTAATACTACCGGGTCTATATTTTCCTCCTGGATTATAAGGCGCCCCTCTATCAAATAAATAACTAAAGATCGGTCGTATACCATACAGACCTGCGTGATTGATGTTTTTTCCTTGAGCTGTTTTCCATCCTGTGGGACTCATAAAACCTTCTATTTCTGTATTCACCCAATCATATTTATTAGGTGCAATTTCTGTCCAAACATCTTTATTAAACATTTTAGTTTGCGCCGTATTCGGATCCCACATTTCATTTCCTCCTCCACTTTGTGGAATTATACTTTGTTGGGTATTAACAATAGACTCAAGACCTCCGCCACCCCCAGCGTCATACATTCCTCTTGATGATAAATAATCTAATGCATCTTGTGAGGAATGACCTGCCGAGATCCACGAGTCGTAAATATTTTTAGCTTGTCCGGTTAGGCCTCCGACGTCATAGCCTATTCGACCGCCGTCCGCTTTAAAAAATTTTTTCTCTATAATATCTAAAATTTCTTTACCTGTTTCATTTCCAGTAAATTTATAATCAATCGTTTCTTCAATAATTGTTTTAACATCTCGTCCTGTTTTTTTAGATTCTTTATAAGCATTCTCTACCAATTCATCATAGAAGCTTTCAACTTTAGGATTAACCGGTAATGGAGTGTCTTTCCAATTAACGCCTTCAGGAAGGTCAACGTCTTTAACTTTTTTAAATAAACTCTCCACACCTTCTTTTTCTTTTCTTAACTTTTCTAATGATTTTTTAGCAAAGGGATTACCCATCGATGCTTCGGTTGCAAGAAATTCTTCTCGATTTGTAAAACCTAATTCTTTCCATAAAGGTTCTTTGACAGTTTTTTTTGATGCTTCAAGAATACCTTTGTTATCTTCCATAGCTTTAAAAATTTCTTTTTTAGACAAAGGAGGTTTTTTTCCACCTTCAATAACCGAAGGTGTCCATCCTTCAAATGCTTGTGGATTTCTAGCTTTAGTTGTTTTAAAAAGATTCTCTATACCTTGTTTAAGAAGGCCATCAACTTGAGCCCCCATTTTTTGAACCATCTGTATAGCTTCATTAATACTTTTAATTTGACCCTCTTTAACTAGTTTACCTAAAGTATTTAAAAGTTTAATATAATTCATTAATAATATTCCCTATCAACTCTGGATAATGGCTTATCTTTTTCATCTTCAGGGTGACCAATAAATCCCCCTTGTCTAAAGCGCATTACCGCTTGTGTTGTACTGTCGACTAAATCGTCATTATCCCCATACGGGAATGCAGCACACTCTTCTACCACTTCTTCTGCGAATTTTTCATCGGGCGCCCAGATCATCCCCGATTCAAAGATCGGAGCGACGGCGTTTACTCTAGCGTGTTTGTCGTTTCCTTTGCTAGGTGTGTAATTTATAACAGGTATCCCCATCTTACGCAACTCATATGTCAGAGGCAGTCCTGAAGCTTTACTTTCCACGATCACCGTTTCGGGATGCCAATATTTATATTGCTCGAGTGCTTTCTTTCTTAATTCTGGAAACTCTAACCGTTCTTTAACAGCATCGAGTAGAATTAAGTGGGCCGGCGAATCGGGATTAGGATAAAAAATACCCCAAGTGGTAATCGCTGAATAATCGGCCGTTTCTTTTTTTAAAAAAGCTGTATCGTAAGATTGAATGACGTGATGGAGTTGTGGCATATAATCTTTATTCCAAACTTTCCACCATTCACGTTTAATAATGGAACCTTCTTCCGCCGTTGGATTCTGCATCCACTGTGCGTTCCATTTACCTAAACTTAATGAGGCTTTAACTCCTTCGAGTTCTTCTAACTTCCAATACTCTGGCCAGACCGGTTTGCCTGATGGCATAATGGCAGGAAATTCTATAATCTCCCACTTATCGGATTTAATTTCTTTTTGAGATTTTAATAACATCCCCGTTAGATCTTTCATATTCCATCTTGTCATTACACAAACAATAGAACCTCCGGGTTGTAAACGTTGTCGTGGTCCTGACGTGTACCATTCATACGCTCGCTCGAGTGCACTCGCGTTCAACGCGTCTTGCTCCGAGTGTGGGTCGTCA